TTCTGGTATAATTACATTATAGGTATTGATATTTTGACCGCTAAGCATTTTTTCAGAATATATTTTTATACTTTGTAAATCAACATTATCATGCTTTAAGAAAGCTTCATATTTGCCATTTACAATATCTGCTTCTTCTTCTATAGTGTAAACTTTGTCTTCAATTCTGTTTAATTTTTCAATAAAACTATCTACTTTCATTGCATCACCCCTAACAATATATTACCAATAGCAGGTATTTCAATATCCTTTAATATTATGCTTGCAGCAGTATTGTTAAGTTTTACATTTTCATAATCTTCAACACCATCTGTATCAAATAACAGATTTTGTATTTTTGACAACGATACTCTGCTTGTGTCAAAAGAAAAATCATCAAAATACTTTTTAACTTTTTGTTTAAAGCTATCTTGCACATTTTGAAGTATTGCATTACTTGATATATTCACATTTGCATTTATATTAATTTTCTTCATTTCAGCACTTACAACATATACGGCTGCGCCAATAGGGCGTAAAGTTTCAATATGATTTTTAACATCATTTATCAAACTTTCCGGTGCTGTACTTTTTTCAGAATTGCATATAACTATTTTTACTGTTCCTGCTCCATTTGCCAAAGGGAATACTTTACATGCACCAACGCCATTTACTTCCATAGTCCAATTCATATAATCATATTTATTACCACTCGTTAATGGATTTCTTAACTTTGAATAGTATCTTTTTTTAAGTTCTTCTATATCCTCAATATCAGTACCATATTCAAATACACCTATAATATCAGCTCTTTCAAGCCCTTTTATATTTTCAATAGGCGTTAAGCTTCCTGTTTCAATATTTCCTATTGTACCAGATGTTTCACATTTAAGCTTATAATAATTTTCCTGTTTTTCACCAATATAATAATAGTTTAAACTATCACAATTAAATCTTGAATCCTTTTTAAGCTCAAAACTGCCATACATCTGTGCAAGTACAATAGCAGGTGTTGCTTTTTTCCTTTCAATACCCATTTCAGATATTCTCATTAAAGCATACTTGTCAAATGCTGTTTGAACATTAAAATTATTTAAAATGCTGTCAAGCTCTATATATATCTGTGCAAGCTCTGCACAAGTAGGCGCAAGTGCATCATAAATTATGGAACCCTGCCTTTTGTCAACATCAGATGGCACATTATCTAGTGCTCTTTTTAACAAATATTCATACGTATACTTTTCATACATCAAATATTCACCTGCCAATCTATTAAAGTTTCACCAAAGATAGTAGAAACGCAAAATTTAACTAAAATTGTATTTTTGTTTATATCTTTAAAAACAAAATCGTATATCTGCTCTATTCTGTCATCAACTCTTAGAGCATCTTCAATTCTTTGTGGAAGTTCTGTTTTGACATAGCTTTTAGACTTTCCGAATAAATCATCAATTTCTACACCATAATTCCAGTTATATATTTCGTGTTTATATCTATCTGTCATAAGAATTTTATATATGAATTGTTTAACAGCTTCAATATTATCAATATAATCTTTTATCTTTTCCTTTTCAGTATCTAACTTGTAAGTAAAAGAAGTTTGTTTTATTATTTCAATACCATTTGTAATTTCTGTACTGCTCAGTGGAAGCATTAATTTTCACCTGCTTCCAAAAGAACAAAAAACTTTTGCCCGCCTTGCGCTTTTATTAATATAAATTTTTTATCTATCAATCCTTCATCTTTTGTATCTTTCAGATAATCCGTAATACTTGAAAAAACAAGTTCTTTTTTAGATATTGTTACAGCACTTCCAATTGAAAACAATATAGGGTCAACGCCACAAACAGAAGCAATAAAAATATCTGAAAGTTGATTAGCATTATTAAAGCCACAATTGGCAATACCTAAAATATCAATCCAGCTAGCCATTACCATATGTCCTCCTCTATATCAATTTTTAATGTGTGTTCATTGTTTTTTAATATATGAGTAACTTTGTTTACAATAAACCAACTATTGGCTTTACAATCCCCTAAATTATCAATTTTAACAAAAATACCGCTTCCGCCTCTTATTTTTTCTTCACCAAAGCCCATTGCTAAAAATTCAACAGACAATTCTTTTTTTATTCTGTTTTTTTGTTTTAAAATTTTATTAGCAGTGTCTTTAATTTGTGCACTATTGAAATTGTCAGGAACACTTTCATAATACTGAAGTACACCCCATTTTGATTGATTTAAACTATCTTCTGAAACATATATATCTTTTCTACCATTTTTATGGTCATTTTTATAAAGCTTAATTTTATTGTATGTATCATCGTCTATATCTGTTTTATAATTAAAATCAATTATTGATATATCTTCACTTACAATCATAAGAGGAAGTCTAAGAGAATGTATTTCTTTAAGCATTAATTTTCCAAATTCATCATACAAAGTAAAAAGTTTTTGAGTGTTGACAACAGTCAAATCTACGGCATTTAGTATTGTATCAAAAAGAGTTTGTAAATCTTCTCTTCTATAATTTATAACATATTCAGTATCGTCAATTTCACCTATTTTAAGTTTGAAATCTTCAGCAATCATATTTACAACTTCACTTGCTTTTTTGTTTTCATAGTAATAAAATTGTTTATTCTTTAAATACCTTAATTGGTCATAAGCAGTAACAGTTATAATTTGTTCTTTATTTCTGCTTTTTGTAAATATATAGCCTTTAAAAGTTGGATAATCGTTTATAAATAGTTCAACTCTGTCGCCCTCATTAAAATTTATTGTTTTTCCCTGCGGAATGTCTCTTGCAATTTTAAAAGTTAATTTTGATGGGTTATTTTTTCTTTCACTTGTAAAAACAATACTGTTATAACATAAATTTGTAATATCATGCGTAGTGTTGCCGTTATATATATTTATCTTAAAATTCATAAGTATATTAGGCATTATTCCCACTGGTTTTAGATAGTGTAAAGAATACCTTTCTCCTTTCTAAATTTTTTTAATTAACTAAACTCTTATAAAAATTATATATATTTATTTTGAGTTTTATTTAATTAATTCTCCATGAATTTGAACTTAATGTCATAGAAAATATAAAGTTCTTGTTTTTTCAACTATTTTTTAAGGAAGTTGTAATACCATACCTATCGTTAATCTGTTAGGGTCTTGAATATTATTTAATTCTGCTACTTCTTTATATCTTGAACCATCATTTAATTCTCTTTTAGCTATTTTCCATAAACTGTCGCCTAGTTGTACTATATAAGCCTTTGCATTTTCTTTTGTATTTCTTTGTGTTTCCTGCGTTGCTGTTTGATTTCCATTCCCGTCAGTTTTTCCGGTAAGTTCCGTGATAATAGCATCAATATTTCTGTACTCTTTCAGTTCAATATCAACCCAGTAATCACCTTCTTCTCCAGCATTTTCTTCAACGGAGTAATTTTCAAATGATACAAGGACGTTACCAGGAAATATGATATTACCATCAGGAAGAATTCTTGTTATCTTAAACCTTATAGGTTTAGCAGCAGCTTTTATTTCTCTAAATTTGGATAAATAAAAAATAGGTTCATGAAATTCATTTTCCGGAAGCTCTGATAAGAGTTGACTTCTAGGAAGAAGTATTTTAAAACTAAATTCTCTCAAACCTATTTTTTTAATTATGTTAAATTCTCCAAGTGATATAAGCTCTATTGTACTGTTTTTATTTCCTACTTTTGTTTTAAAGCTTTCTGGTGCAATTGGCAAAGTAAAGTTTGAGTTTTCATCGTTATCATATCCAAAGGCGAATCTAAACATTAAAAATCATCTCCCTAAAAATGATTATTTTCTGCTCCTGAGTTTAATTCAGAAATTATATTATTTTTTATTGCCTCGTTAATGACATCAATATCGGCAGTTTCCCTTATATCACCGGTAAAAGTTATATGAACAACAGGTGAAACTAACTTTTGGCTATATCTATTTACAGTTTCTTTTTCCGCAGCATTTCTAATATATAATATGTCCTCGTTAGAAATATCAATAGCACTGTTTATATCTCCAATATTTTTTACATCGTTTATTTTTGAGATATCATGCTGAGAAAAAGTAGAATTTTCTTTGCTATTTTTAAATATGTTATTATCATAACTTGTAAGCTTTATGACATCAGCAATTTTTAAATCATTACTATCATTGTTTTTTGACTTAAAAATATCACTTATTTTACTTTCAAAATTTTGCTCAATGTAATTATCCTTATTGAATAAATTACTTTTAATTTCATCATTTGTATACAAAGCGTAATTTAATTTTTCAATACCAGTTTTATTATCTGAACTATAAAAACCATTGACTATATCCATAAATTTATTTTTAGTATTTTTATATATAATAGGATTATTGTCATTAAAATTTTTCCAAAATGTCTCAGTATTAACAGAAAAATATTCAGTTAAAATAGGATTAAAATTTTTATAATTTTTTTCTGGGAATTCCGTTTTCCCAATACTTTTTAATATTTTTTGTGTTAAAGTGCTATTATTTGAATTTTCCGTAGACATTTCAGCATTAATAAAGTATTCAGTCGAAGAAGGACTGAAACTTTTATATTGTATTTCAATATATTTGTTTTTCTCAGCATTTTTTAGTATTTTTCGTGTTAAGATACCATTACTTAAATTTTCTAGGAGCATTTCAGTGTTAATAAAACATTTAGCTGAAGCAGAGTTAAAATTTTTATAATTTTTTTTATCCAATTTATAATTTTCTATTTGATTGTAATAAATACCAGTTCCTTTTGAAAAAGTTTTAACATTGCCTTTTAATATTGTTTTTAAATCATCTTCATTACTTTCCAATACTTGATTATTTACAGCAAATATAACTAATTCTCTGAATGATTTATTTAAGCTTTTGGAATTATCAACATTGTTTAAATCCAAGTAGTCCAAGTAATCAACAAGATTTTGAACAAAATCATAGGCAGTTAAACAAGAAGATGTGGACTGTGCTATAATATTACTAAATAAATTTTGGCTTTGCTTTTTTTCAATTTCAGGAAGGGACTGTCTTTGTATAGTATTTAGATTAAATATTTCATCAATAGGACTACTTACTGTATTTCCAATACATTCTATATTAGGGTTGATTATATTAAAAAAAACTCTTTTTGATACTAAATTGTCTTTTAATTGTTTAATAATGCTATTGTTTTCTAACTGTTTGTTGTCATCATTTAATATATGGCTACTGATATTATATATTATATTTTGTTCAGCACTATCAACAATGTTGTTTTTTGTACTTTTGTTTAAAGGACTAATATTATTTTGCAACAATTTCATCTTATATACTTGATTTCTAATATTTTCAAGCTGTTTATTATAGTTTTCGGTTCTACCTATGTTATAATTATCCATATTTTCCTGACGTGATTCTAAATTTGAAGTTTTCTCAACTTCAAAGTATTTTTTAGAGGAAATAATATCTGTAATCATGTTCTGCGTTTGAAGCTGAAGTGATATAATTTTCCTTTCGGAATGTTCTAAACCATTACCATTAAAAATTTCTGGAGCATTTATATTTTTCCAACCATATTGAATATCTTTATAAGGATTGTTAATCAAATTCATTGACTGGTTAAAACAGTTAATAAGTATATTTATACTAGAATATATATTGTTTAGTATATTTACAATTCCATTATTATAATCAATGTTATCTATAATAATCACCTGCCTAAAGTACCACCACCTTTGGTGGTGGTATTTCAGTTTCTTTTTATCCTTTTAGCTTCTTCTTTTTTGTCTTTTATATATCTGTCTAAGAAAGCTATTATAACAGCTTTCTCTCTTATTTCCATATCGGCGAACTGCCGTGGCAGTATTTTAAACTTTATAAAAGCAAGATAAGAATAGTTAGTTTCAGGGTCGCCGATGTCTATTAGTTTTTTACTTGTTCAATAAGTTCTGACATATCCTGTCCAAAACCACTTATATTCATAATAGCTTGTTCAAGAATTGTTATTTCACCGGCAAGCAAGACTTTGTCAATATATTGTTCACTTGTTACAACGCCTAAAGAGTTAATGCTTTTTGAGTCTTTAAAATTAGGTTCTATAGTACAATTTATTACTAAATCAGCGGTAAGGGCAGGGCTGTCTACAATAAGCTTACCTTTTTTTGAATAACTTGTATGTTTATTTCTTAAAATGCCTAATTCTTTTTGGGAAATAGGTTTTATTTTAAATTTAAAAATGTTACCGTTTTCATCTTTAAATCTTTCAGAAACGATAACTTCTTTTGTAATGTTGTCAACTTGGTTGGCATTTAGAAATTCCTGTAAAGTCATAATAATCCTCCTAACTATTCACCCACAACAGGGTCAAACTCTTTCATAATTTCAACATCATTAAAAGTAAAATCAATATCTTCATCAAGTTCTGTTGAGTCAATGTCTACTTTTGAGATAGAAACACTGTCAATATTAACACCTTTAAGGACTATTGACTGTCTGCCTATTTCGCTTGATGGGTCTTTGTTTTCAATGTATAATTCAAAATATTGGTCTTTACCGGTTTTTACATAATCGACCATCATTTTTCTAAAAACGGAAGTAGCATAATATAAATTCATACTTCCAGTTCCTTTCCAACCATTAGCTTTGTGTTTCATACCGGTTTGTCCCAATACTTTTATTTCTGACTTTTCTTTTTCTATTTTGGCATCAATATTTTTAACATAAAGCATAACTTCTCTGACTTCATTTCCATAACTATCTTTAATATCAGCATATACAGTCCCCATAGCACCGTTTATAGCGTCCCATGCTTTTAAAGTACCGCTCATTTAAATCACCTCTTTACTCAATAATACAAGTCATGTATAATTTTTCCATAGCAGAAACAGGTTCAATATATTCATTTACAATAACATCACCTTTTTCAGTTCCTGCCCTAACAGTAACATCTTCGGCAGAGAAATTTTCGATAGCTTCAATAGCTTGCAGTTCATTGTGATAATTTATAATTTCAGATTTAAAAATATCTCTGCCGAGTTCATTATTTTGAACTTTTCCTAAATAGTATTTGTCAAAGATTTCAGCAATGTCATTAGCAATGATGTCAAGTACTCTTATGACTTGGTTGTTGCTGAAATCAGAATTTTTATCAGCAGTAAAACTTGTAAAAGTATTTATGTCTTTCAATACTTTTATGTTGTCTTTTTCTCCATAGAATACAAATTCGCCTTTTTCAATAGCTGTTTTAAGCTCTGATTTTTTAAATGATGTATTTATTTTAAGTTCTCCATCATATTTTGAATTTGTAAGACTTTCGTTTACTTCCGCACCAGCAGTTTTTCCCGCAGTCCAATAAACTAATTCAGAAGTATTTGAAGTTGTTTTGTTTTTAACACTTATAATACCTTCATAATCAGCAGAGGTATAATTGCTTAGAACACAAGTAACCTTATATCCCTCATCATCTCTAAGTCTTTTGACAAAGCTTGTAAAGAGCCCTTTTGTAGCATCATCATCACCAGCATACAAAATAGTTGTAAAATTTTCAGCCTCTATTTTGTCTAAAAATTTAGAATAGCTATCTCCTGTAGAGTTAGTATCAGTACCTCCTGATAGTTTAACACCTGCTGAAGCAGTAAGAGAGCCAGTACCTGAAAAAGAAACAAAATCATTTGAAATTAAGTCTTCAACTTTAGAAACTACTTGTTCATCAACTTCAATTAAATCATTGCCTATAACAGTTCTAACATTAAATTTAGTTGAATCATCAACATTTTTTTCAATTATAACTTTGATATCATTTCCTCTAGTACCACTACAGATAGCTGTAATAGTTGCTGAACCTAAAGTAGCCTTTGCTTTTTCACCGCCCGAAATACGGTATAGCTTAGCTGTATTTGCACCCTTAAAAACTTCTCTTAAAAAGAGCATTTCATCATCGGTATAGCTGTAGCCCATTATTTTAAGGCAATTTGTTTGAAAATCTTCAGACGATAAAGTAATAACTTCATCACTTTTACCCCATTTTCCGCTAAAAGGCAAAGCTACAATACCACGTTCTCCTAAAGTTCCTAGTGCTCTTGCCTTTGAGACAAAATTAATATAAGCGCCAGGCAAAACTTTGTTAGTTGTAATAAATGTACCACCACCAGCAGCCATTTAAATCACACTCCCTTTTAAATATTCATCAATAATTTTATCTACTTCATCTTTTGAATAATACTCATTATCATTTAGTAGAGCATTAATCAAATCTTTTTTATCTTTGTAGTAATTGCTTTTAAGCAATTGCCTTTTGCTGAACTTATCATTTTCTTCTGATACTTCATATAAATCAGCCATTTTTAACACTTCCTTTCTGAGTTAAATTTTGCATATAATATTTATCTATGTCTGGAGCGGCAAAGAAATTATAATTGACGGACAAATGCAATGTATCATCTTTCAAGTATGAATAAATGTTAGTACCTTTAAATAACTTTCCATCAATGTCAATATATTTAAGGCATTTTATAATTTTGCTGCAGACAGTAATTATATCTTTATTTTTGGTATTCAAATTTTGTTCGGGTAAAAATTGTATATCGAATTCATTTATCATTTTTATATAGTTAGAAGTAATAGCGGACTGGCTGTATTTTATTGGAATAATAAAAAAGCAAGGCAGAGATATACCTTGTTTAACTTCTTCAGAATATATACAATATCTTTCTCCGAACTCGTCATAAATAGATTTAGAGATAGAAAAAACAATATTGTTTAAGCACATTACAACACCCCCTAACGATTTATGCCCATTTGTCAAAGACCTGCATTATTATTTCCTGATGAGAGGGGTAAACTACAGGGACGCCGCTATTTTTGTAAACTCTTGTCACATCATTTTGTATAACAACTATTTTAGAGCCAGGTTTAATAATAATATCAGGGAAAGTAAAAAGCTTAGCTTCATTGTTTATTGTATTTACAGTATTTGTTTGAGTAGTGTTTGATAAGAACTGGCTGTATTTAATTGAGAGTCGGCAAGGTATGTCTTTTAGAATCAGCGACTCGTCATAATGAGTTATTTTAGAGTTTTCATCTGTAATTTTTTTATATTCGTAAACTGAGAATACGCCAATCCATAATTTTTTTAAAATATCGATTAAATTATCTACCATTTTAAGCACCTTTGAGAAATAAGTTCAGCCTTTCTGTAGTTTAATAAGAAATCAATTAAGCGGTCGAAGCGTTGTTCATTGGTCAAGCAGCCGTCGGAATTAAATTCGACTTTTGTATCTCCCTCTTGAATAGACTTTTCAGACAGATTAAAATTAATATTTTCGATATTAAGACGGTTTGAATTTTTTCTAAACAAGAGCAAATGACCGCATAAGATATCACAAAACACAAATTTAAGACAATCAGGTATTTCGGATATGTTACAGTAATTTTTAATAGTCATCTCGACTTTTGGCATAAGTAAACGGATTTCATCTTCCAATTCGCTGTCAGTATCGACTCCAAATATGTTAAGTTGTTTTTCGACGTTTTGAATAATGTAATTATTGTCAATCATAAAATTAACCTCTTGAAATAATTCTAGCAATAGGAATGGACCTATGGTTAATATATTTTCTCTTTGAAGTGGTTATATTACCATCGTGTACAAGTTCCCAGTTTTCGCCGTTTTTAAGTTCGTCGTCGGTAGGTGATAGGCTTGCCTGAGAATTTTTAGTATATGATATACCGAAAGGGGCGAAAACTTTTCTTTGTCTTGTGTATAATGTATCTATGCCGCCGTTTGTTTTAGGGTCTCTGCTCATTTCGTAAGGAACTTTAGCGCCTACGTTTTCATAGTCAAAAGCACCTAATCCAAGTATATATGTAGTATATTTTCCGTCGTCGGAGATAGGCATATCGTCATCAATAAGAACGGTTCTTCCGTTCCAAGTAGCTAAAGTCAAATCTCTTTGTATTCCGTTTGAATCTGTTTGTTTCAGATAATTTAATAAGTTTAAATTTTCAAGATTTGTAGCGACAACAGAATGCATTATAGCAATAGAGAATTTACTTTTGTTGTCACCAGCGGCTTTTTGTATTGCATTGTTGAGGGAAGTTGGAGTTATAAAACCGTCGTCTACTTCTGATATATCGTAGGTGTGATTATCTACGAATTTTGTATTTTCCGTACCGGTCATAGAGAATATACCAGATAATATGCATAAAAGCGTATCTTGGTCTACGCCGTCCCAGTATTCAGAAACTTGCGCTGCAACGTTTGACATAAAGCCCGCGCCACCAGTTATATCTTCAGAGAAATCCATTTCAGTCCAAGCTTGAGAGCGACCTATAACGATAACCCCTCTGTCGTAAGTTGAAGTAGAGTTAGGCAATATGTCTGTCTGCCCGTCATAGTTTTGAGGGGTACCGTCAATAAGTCCGTACATAGGTATTATTGAATAAGAAGTACCTGTTTGAGATGAGAAAGAATTTTTAATTTGGCTGTTTGGTCTTATAGCTCCGGATTTTAGGAGTTCGTTTCTTTTAAGCGCTGGTATAGTGTCTATGTACATACCGAACGCTTCAGGGTTAAAAGTTTTTGAGTCAAATTTGGTCATATTTAATTACATTCCTTTCTGTTTTATATTTTATAATTTTGGCAGCTGGTATTACCTTTTATATGCTGCCATTTTGTTTAATATAATTGCATAGCTGTTCATAGTTCATTTTTTTAGGGTCTGATATTATCTCGTCGCTGCTTTCGGCAGGTTTTATACCTTTAAAATTTTGTTTTTTTTCAAATAGAAAGCTCGTATCATCGTTTTTCATAAGGTTTTGTATTTGTTTTTCAAGCCCTATTACATTTCCCTTTTGGTCAAGCTGTGCATCTTCAAGGTCAAGTAAAGCTGTAACGGCTTTAACATTTTTAGCCTTTGATTTTATAAGGCTTTTTTCTACAGCACTGTCAACTTTCATTTTGTTTATTTGTTCTTGGTGTTGTTTAAAAATGCTGTCTATTTCAGCTTTACTTTTGTTCAGTTGTTCTTTAACTTCTTTAAATTGTGTTTTCTGAACATAGTTGTTGTCGATAACGGGCATAATTTTTATTATTTGTTCTTCGGTAAGACCTAATTGAATTAAGGCATCTTTAATCATAACTAGTCACTCCTTTATTTTCTTTGTTAACATTTTGGTCTTTTTTAACTTTTTCGTATTCGGAAAAAGCGTCTGTCACCCAAGGGTGTTGTGCAATGATACTTTCGTCGGATAATATACCCTTTGAGTTAATACAGTTGTTTATGGCTTCAGTTTCATTTATGAGTATGTCGCGGTTAAATATGAAGTTTACTTTTTTGTTTTCAAAACTTTCCATACCGTTGTTTTGGAAATGCACATTTATAAACCATAACAATTCTTGCAGGGAAGCTTGAAATTCAGCTTCTGCCCCGTTAGCATCTATATCAATGTCGGCATACATGCTTTGAATGTTCATTTGATTAGGGTTGTTTAATAGTCTGTCGTCTTTAGCGTCAAAACCCCTTGCATTTTCAATAATAGCTTTTTTGAGCATGTCGCATATAACCACATAATTTTGACTGTTTACATCGACTTTTAAAGTTTCGACGCCGCCTTTAGTCTCTCCGTCATATCTAACTTTAACAGCGCCATAGACCGCGAGATTTTTTCTAAACTCCCCTAAATCGGTACCATCATAATTTTTAATAATAAGTATAGTATTTCTTGCATCTTCCTGCATATTGTTCATGAAGTCACTTTTTATAGTATTCAGGGCGTCTTGAAGATTTTTAACTCTTTTTATAAGCGGTATTTCTTTAGAATTTTGTTTAAAGGCTATAAAAGGTATTTTCTCCCAATTAAATTTATTGTTTCCTTTTTCGATGTATGCTGTATTCTTTTCGTCTGGTATAAGCTTATTGTTTGCGATTACGTATTTTTTAATTCCGTTTTTAGTGTAAACTTCTGCTTTTTCTATAATTTTTTCACTTTTATTTTCATAATAATTTACATTGTATATTCTTACAACTAAGTCTAGTTCTGTATGTTCGCTGTCTTTCCAAAAAGGGAGTATTTCAAAAGGCTTTATCCTTTTAAAAGCAATTCTGCCAAAATCGTCATAGTATATATATAGCCAGCCAATACCGGCGTTTAAGCTGTCGCAGCCGATATTTTTAAGAGTTTTAAAAAATTTGCGGTCAAATATTTTGTTAAGCAGATTTACATAATTTTTATCTTCACTTTCTATGGTAATTGGCTTTGAAAGTAAGTAATTGTTTTTTTGGTCGACCATTTTGCTGTATTGATTGTCTATTATTTTGTTGTTTGGCAGGTTATCGACGGTTTTTACTTTTCCGCCCTCTCCGATTATTGTTCTTTTTCTGTGTATAATATCGTGGTCACCTTGGTAGTATAGTTCACCGGCAATCATATCAGCTCTAGCGGGAGAATTTTTAAATTTAATAATTTCGTTTTCTATGAATTGTATATCAGTTATTTTAGTTTTGTTTATAATGTTGTTAATTTTTGGAGTTATATTGAAAAAAGAGAACAAATTAAGCACCTCCTTTTTTGTTTTTATTTGAAACTAAATGCATCACCGCATATTAAATCTTCAATGGCGTACCTCATAGCGTCAAGTAAGTGGTTAAAATTGTCTATAGGTACATTTAATTTTTCAGAATCCTTACTTTCTGCCCAACAGTAATTGCTTATTTCGTTAATAAAGTTAACGCATAGCGGGTGTACAATTATTTTGTATCCCTGTATAAATTGTATACCGTTGTTTATGCTGTCTTTTCCCTTTCTTGCAGCTCTTATTCCTTTAATTCCAAGTTCTCTGAGTTCCGCTATACTTTTAGGTTCAGCACAGTCTGCACGTATTTTTTCTTTAGAATATCCCTTTTTTATTATTTCGCAAGCAATCATGTTGTTTGTGAGAGCCTTTTTGTATATTTCGTCGAATACGAAAATTTCCTTATTTTTTTTGTCTATAAGACCGCAAAACAGGGCTGTAGGGTCGTTTGTATACCCGAAATCTAGACCGAAAACGGATATAACGCCGCTTCTCAAACTTATTTCGTTTTTGTCGAAAAGGCATTTTGTCCAGTTTTCGTATATGAGTCCATCAGATATACCCCAATTTCCAAGTCCCGCCACCTGATATCTTTTCGGATTGTTTATTTTCATATATTCGAATACTTTTTTGTCGGCATCGTCTAAGAATTCATTACAGAGATAATTGGTAGTTTTGGCTAATATATCAGCATTTTTTGGTACATCAAAAAAACGGCGCTTAATCCAGTGCCGCTCATTCCAGGGGTTCAGAGTCATGGTAATTTGTTTAAAGAGACCGTTGGGCATATTTCCTCTTATACTTTCGTCTAGCATGTCAAAATCACTTTCACTTGTGATTTCAAATGCTTCTTCAATCCATAGCCAGCAGAGTACGCCTGCGGAGACAGTAATAGAAGTAATTTTTATAGCATCGTCAAGACCTCTGAAATATATTTTTTGTCCTGTTGGTTTATAGGTCATTTCAAGCGGGGAAAGTTTGCAATCCCATAGGCATTTAACTTCAAGTCTTTCAATAGCCCATTTCAGTTCACTGTAGCAGCTGTCTTTAAGAGTAGAGAATACCTTTCTTACAACAATAAGGTTAGATAAAGGATATTGCATCAATCTTACAATAAGATTAAGGGCAGTAGTTTTAGACTTTTTTGAAGCCCTTGAGCCTTTGCATATTCTGTATCGTCCTTTAAAATTCCAAAAATCCTTGTAACCTTTTCCAACGATTTCGGGAAGATTAATAATATTAGCTTTCAATTTCATCACTACCTTTTATTATTACAGGAGAAATAGCATTGTCTCTTTCGTCAAAGAAATTGCATATTTTAGCTATTAGTTCAGCTGCTTTAAGTTTTTCTTTTTCTTCAGGTTTTTTTTGCATAATTTTAGCTTCTGATATACCGCTTCCGCAGTGTACAGTGACTATAACTTCCGATATAGATTCTCCCTTTATAACGGAAGTAAGATATTGCAAAACATCGTCCAATAAATCACCTCCTTTTTGTGTAAAAAAAAACTGCTTTATTTTTGAAGCAGTTTTTTATATATCTTTAACACAATAACATTATAACAGTATATAAACTTAAATTGGTGCCATCTTTTAATTTTTTTAAAATTTTTTTTATCAAAAATTATATGCCATAATATTAAATTTTTTACAAAAATTTTCTTTGACGTATATTTTCAGATATTTTAACTGATATTATCTTGTTTTTGTGATAGGATACATAAGAAGTCGTTTTTTTTTCTGTAGAACTGTCTTCTGCTGTAAGGGACGTCTAAGTATTTAAAAGGTATATTTTGGGTTACATTTTTCAAAATTTCCTCATATATTTCTGGTGCGGCTTCCATAGCAGCTTGTTTTATAATTTCGCACTTTTGAATTAGTTCGGTTTTTTTTATCGCTAATTCTTCGGTAGGTTTTGACACTTTGCTGTTTTTTGGCATACCACTGATATTTAATGCTTTAATGCTGTAGTCAATATCTTTAATTTGTTTAATCCAACCATCATATTGCATACAAAAGTATAGAAGTTCTTTTTTTCTGAATTTGTTTAATTCCATAATAAATTCCCCTTTCAATTTACTTTTTCAAGACTTTTAATAATGCAATCTATGCATAATTGTTTGTTATCAAAATAATATAATTGTTCTTCGCTTCCGCATTTATCGCAATAATATCTAGTTACCTTTATGTATTTACAGAAAGAGCCCACACATTTTTCACATTCTAAGCATTCATTTTCAGTTATCTTCATACATAAATCTCCTGCTTAATAGTCAAAAGAATGTATTACTTCATAAATCAGATTTATTTTTTCACAAAAAGATAAATCATCTTTGTAGTTATCATCAGCTTTTTTAATATCTTTTCCTAGAATAGAAATAATTAAAATGTGCTGGTCATAGTTAAGTTTTAGATATTTAAAATCGCATATAAATAGGTTGTTTAGCTGGTGTAGTATATCGGTTAAAGTATCTAAGTTATCGAATAGTTCTTCTTTGTCGTTGTTTTTTTTGCAGGCATTTATAATGTAATCGTATAATACCCTTTTAAAATAATCTAATCTTCTTTTATCAACACATATAAAACAGTGTTGTTTTTTTTCGGTCATATATTTTTCTCCTTTACAAAAATTTTATAGTGTTTATTGCAAACCATTTTAAGATGTCTTGTGCAATGAAGTTACTTAATAATTTTTCGGTGTTTTATTTTATGTGTAAGTTTCAGCGTGGCTCTGAAGATAACCTTAATCAGCCTTTTTTCGTTTCTTGGCAATTTTTTAATTACACTGTAGAAAATAACTGCAAGATATATGTCTTTTTTAGACATCATATAAATCACCTCCTTGCAATTTTGTTTGTTAAAAACATTATAACATTTCGTTTAGTTGCTGTCAAACATTTTTTGTATTTTTTTGTTTTATTATTGTCATTGACAAACAAATTTTAAAATGTTAATATAAATATACTGTTAATATAATTCAAATCCTTGCCGCTCCTAAGAGTTTACGCTCTTTACATTATTATGGAAAGGAGGTGAGAGACTATGAAGACTTACGAGCGTGTAAAATATTTGAGAAAAGAAGTATTTTTTCTAAGTCAGAAAGAGTTTGCGCAGAGGATAAATATATCACGTTCCAATTTAGCGAATATAGAGACAAATAAGGTTAAATTAACAGACAGAGTAATAAACGATATATGCAAAGAATTTAATATAAGTAAGCTTTGGCTGACACAAGGCATAGAGCCTATGGACATTACAAAGGAGATAACCTTTGAAGAATTTGCAACTAAAAACAAAATGACAAAACTGGAAGAAGATATAATAAAAGCATTTTTAAGCTTAAGTCCCCTTATAAGAGAGAAGATAATAGATTGTTTAAGGAGTTGTTTTTTAAACGAGAATAATACCAATGAATCTTTTACACAGCAAGATAGGGACGATATAGCTGAGAAGATAGCTGATTACGAAAGGCAGCTAATAATGGAAAAAAATACAAAAACATCATTAGCTACACAAGGATTAAGCAAGAAAGCAAAAAAAAATAATAAGCTTGCATAGAAATCATATTGTTTGTACATTAAAATTAACAAGCAATATGATTTTTTTGCCTTTTATGCCCATCTTTTCAATCCAAATAAAAAACTTGAAAAATTTTTAAAAAATGTATTGACTTATGAAAAAAAAGATGTTATCATTTAATCACAAAAAGGGTTCGTAAAAAATATAGTCTCTTATGAACCTTATACCCCGTCTTATTTGTATTATATATTATTTCAAAATTTAAGATTTTTCTATGAATGTTATGTCATTTAATTATATTGTTTTTTAAATTTTGATGTTAATGTTTAATATTTTTATGGGGTATATTTATATAATTATAACAAATATACAAACTATAAGTAAGAAGAATTAAAGTAAACAAAAAGTCTTTTTTTAAGAAGTTAGTTTGTAGGTAAGTGGAAGTTGATTTTCCCGCGCCGAAAGGCGCAGCTTTTAAAGCTTAACCAACTAGCCTAAGTTAACTAATATGCTATCACTGTTTAGTTAGCTACGTTATTTTTCATGTAGAAACCTGCGAATGATACCCTAGTTTGCAGCTCTTTCGTGGCTCTGTAAACAGTTCTGAGGGAAAGGAACGGTCAACCACATTGCGAAGGTTAAATAACATTGGCGAAGGGTAAATAACTCTATTTAGGAGGGAATACACTATGGTTGTATTTGTAATTAATAAAAATGGAAGGGCATTAATGCCTTGTTCAGTAAGGAAAGCAAGAATTTTATTAAAACAGAAAAAAGCAAAGATTCATTGCTATAAGCCATTTACAATCAAACTGCTTTACGGCAGCTATGGTTACACTCAGCCTACAAGGGTTGGCGTGGAACTAGGTGCTAAATGTGTTGGGATAGCCGTTTCACAGGACGATAACATCTTGGCAAAAGGTGAGATTACGCTTAGAAGCGACGTAAAGCAAAATCTCCAAACACGAAGATTGTACCGCCGTAGTCGCCGAAATAGGAAAACGAGGTATAGAGAAGAAAGATTCTTCAACAGAATTAAGTCCAGAAAGGACGGCTGGTTACCTCCAAGTATAAGAAGCCGGATTGATAATACATTTATGTGGATAGATAGATTTACAAATCTTCTTCCCAATCCAACGCTTAGTATTGAGCTTGGCAAAAACGAAAATGAATTTTTGGAGAAGAAAGATACAACTTTTATGTATATAATAAAACGTCGTTTAATAAGAAGGTATCCTCACTCCGAATTTACATATAAGGATTTGACAACGCTTAGGAGACTAGAATTAGATTTAGATAAGACTTATTATAATAACGCTATAGTTATAAGCGGTGTTAAGAAAGTAAGTAAGAATAAAAAGAATATATTTAAGATAGTACAGTTTAGAAAGAAAAAAAGAAGCCTGCACGAAGCAAACCCTAGAAAGGGAAGAAAAACAAAAAACGTAATGTCAAAAAGGAACGAAAAAAACAAAAAGCAAATTAAAAATTGGTGCCTTAATGACACCGTAAGAGTTTTTGGCAAAGTTGGTTTTATATCCGGCTTTTCAGGTAGTGCAGCCTGCTATGTTAAAGACATCGACGGCAAGTATATAACTCCTGTCGGAAAGAACTATAAGCAGGTAAATTTAACTAGCTTAAAGCTTATCAATAGAAATAACAATTGGCAGTATGGCTGTATACCGCTTAAGCCTAAAATTCAATTAACATAATTGTCTATTAATTTTTGTCACATTAAACATAAATGATAAACTAAGGTGATTTTACATAAGATGAACTTTTCTTTTACTCATTTTGAGATAGAAAAGGAAAAAGCCGCCGCTTTCCAGTTAAGTACTGCATTTCTTAGCTGGAAAGCTCAGAAGAATAAATTTAAAAAAAAAGAAATAAATAACATGAGGTTATTAATGACAATTACAGGGAGGTAATATATATGAAACGTAATTTAAGGCGTTCTACAAGTAAAATGATGGCTGGTATGATGATTACCATGTCTATATTTTCAGATGTGAGCGTAAATGCGCAGGTACAAGATATGAGTACAGATGCGCTCGATGTAGTAGACCAAATTTTGTCTGATGAAACAGATACTTCATCAGAAGATAGTGCTTCAGAGGACAGCCAATCACAAGATAGTGCTTCACAAGATAACGCTTCAGAGGATAGCCAATCAGAAGATGCTGCTTCAGAAGATAGCGAAGCACAAGATAATTCTTCAGAAGACAGCGAAGCTTCCGTAGAGGACGCAGACCAGTCCGCAGAGGACAAATCAAACACAGATGAGTCAGTAGAGGACAACGTACAGTCCGATAAGGACATACAACAGTCAGTAGAGGACAATTCTAATTCTTCTTCTTCCTCCTCAAGCGATAGCTCATCAGAAGAAATTACTGTAGAAGAAACTACACAAGAAGTTACAGAGGAAACTACAGAAGAAACTACACAAGAAGTTACAGAAGAAAACACAGAAGAAACTACACAAGAAGTTACAGAAGAAAACACAGAAGAAACTGTTGAACAAACTACAGAAGAAAAAGTAGAAGAAACCGTAGAACAAACTACAGAAAAAACAGAAGAAGCAAACAGCGACCAACTTCTTGGCGGAGTATTGGACGAAAAAGACGAAGCAGAAGCTCTATTCCCTCAGCCAACAGTTACAGTTTATAAAGGTACTACAGTTGACGGCTCTACAGCAGCTGTAACTACTGCAAAAGTAAAACTTGACGCCGGCGCTGTAAAATTTATAGAGAAATATAATGATACTGAAGCCGCTAAGGTTGATGCTAGCTATAAAGCTTATCTTGTATGGACAATTGCTGGAACTGATGGTGGAACTAAAATTGACGATATATCATTAGACGGTTCATCATTTGACGGAAGCATTAATATTACAACAACTGCTACTACTGCTACTACTACCTTTACAGCAAAAATAGTTTATGGTAAAAAAGATGCTAGTGGTGCTTTTGAGAGCGGTAAAGAAGTTACAATGGCAGACAACGTAGCTGCAATAAAAGTAAAATGTATTAATACAAACATTACTACCCAAGCAGATACAGTTGATGGCGACAGAGACATAGTAGCAGGCTCACCTGATTTTATAGAGATGAACTGCAATGATAAGAAAGCATTGACTATAACAGTAGATAGGGATATATTAAACAATCAAGCTACAGATGGTGCTTCTACCCCAGTAGGATATAATGGCGTAAAATGGGAAGTATTAAGTGGGATAAAATCAAGTAGTACCACCGGCGAATTAGAGACATCAAGTGCTGATGTTGTAGCGATTGCTGATACTTCTGCCGGCGCTGGCGCTGCAACAATTGACTGCAGTCAAGCTGGAGTAGATGAAGATAAAAACACAATATATCTTACCCCAGTATCAATAGGCGTAGCATATTTAAGAGCTACTGTAGGCGGTGTAGTAATATACCAAGGCAAAGTAGTTGTAAAAGGCGAACAAGAAAAAGTTGAAGCTGAGAATTATAACGCATATATAGGCGAAAAAGTAATCCTTAGTGCAGCTGTACCATCAGCTAAGAAAGGCACTGCAACAGCTGTTACATGGGTAGTTAAAGATACTAATAGCAAAGTCGTAAAAGCTAGTGGTACATCAATAATTGGTTCTTCAACTGAAGATAAAATTATATCAGATGCTACCAATAGCAGTAAACTTGATGCTACAACAAACAAAACTTATACAACAGATGTAGATATTAATACTACCACTAATACAAGTGACCTTTACATTACATTAGATGATGATGATGCAACTAACGGCGCAGCAGCTGGTGGTACATTAGAAGTATCCGCTTCAGTAAACGGCGTAGAAATATACAAAGCAAATGTAACAACAGTAGCAAAACCTACAATAGCTAAAACAGCTGTTGAAACAAACCGTACAGACTTAAAAGTAAAAGATACTACAGCAAAAAAGATAGAGATACCTAGCTTTGAATCCAACCATAAAGGCACAATAGAGTGGAAAATATATAAAGGCATAACAGTAGACGCTAGTGGCAACGTTACAGGATTGACAGGCGAAGTAACTACAGCTGCCGGAAATATAGAATTGTGTGCTACTGATTCAAAAACTGCTAATGATTGGGCTGCAACACAGACAACCGGTACTGGCGGAGCATTAACTTCAAGCGACGCATCAATGTATGTTAGAGCTACTGCTACTACTGAGAAAATATCAGCATATTACGTACAGGCTACATTAAATGGCGTACCTATATATATAGGTAAAGTATATGTAAATCCAGCTAAAGCAGCTACAGAGACAATAACACCGATGTTTACAGGGTCAGAGAAAGACTTTTCATTTAAATCAGACTCTAGTATTCCTGACGATTCTACAATGTCAAATAAAAGCATAGTATGGAAACTTCAGACTTATACAGTAGATGGAAGCGGCAAATTAACTGTAACAGGTACCAATACCTCTACAACTTATGTTAAATTTGCTAATTCAGCTGACGATTCTGAAACAACATTAGAGATGGATTCAAAAGAACTTAATGGAGTTAATACAGTAAAACTTGTATCAGACGAAAACACTGTAACACCAGCAGGCACTGTAGTAATGCTTAGTGCTACAATACAAGATATAGAAATACAGAGATGGAGAATCAATACAGTTGCAAAACCTTCTATAACATTTGGTACAGATAATGACGGCGATAACACCCCAGACGCTTCTACTACTGCTCCTACTTATACTGGAGAAAAGACAATAGGCACATCTGCAACAGGAATAAAGATTAAGACAGCTAATGCTATAGGAAAGAATTTTGCTAACATAAAATGGCAAGTTTATACAAACATGAATTGTAGTGCTGGTTTTGAAGCAACAGATAGTACAAATCCTGTAGTAAAACTTTCAACAGATGCTGCAGGCACAGCAAAATTAGTTACAGTAACTGGTACAGATAGCTTAATAGATAGCCAAGGCTATGGCAGTATTTATGTGCATGCTAACGGTATCCCTGGCATAGCATATGTTGCTGGTTTTGTAGACGACGTAGCAGTTGCATACTATAAAATAAGCGTTGGTGCAGATGTAGAGGATATAAAGGAAATCACTATTTTTGATGGTGATAAATATGAATTGTCTGTTGAAGGTTTAACTAATTCAGTAGGCAAAACTGTAACATGGGGACTTTATGATTCTGCTTTTGCAACTTTAGTAACAACCCCTGAAGCTGCAAAGCATGTACAGTTAAATGGTACTTTAGTAAATAAAGCAACTTCAACAGTTGGTGCTGACGGCAAAGCAAAATTGTCTATAACAGCAAATAGTGGTACAGCTGATGTTGGCGCAAATTCTGGTGAAACTAGCTATATAATGGCTTTAGTAGATGATGCCCCTGTATATAAAGCACAAGTAAAATTTGCAAAAAGAAATTATAAAGCAAGTGATGGTACTACTGACGTTGCAAGTGATGATTTAGTTGATGACACTAACGGCAATGCCCTTAAAGAAAAGACAATATTAATAGGTACTACAACTGACCAGACAGTAACTCTTACAAACTTAGGTGCAGCTACACATACCAATATAAACTGGACATTGCATGACAAAGGAACAGACGGACAATACAAAACTGCAGAAGGTTCAGATATAATACAATTTACAAGTGACACAACAACATCTATAGAGGACGGCTCATCAGTAATTAAATTTAAAGCAAAGAGCGCTACAGCACAAGGTGCAGTAAAAGTAAAAGGTGTTTCAGCAAATAATCCAGCTACAGTAATATATGAATTTGAAGTTTTGGTAACATCAGATGTTTCAACAATTCCTGAAAAAGAAGTAAGCATATACGCAAGTGGTGATGCTACTAATGGCGTAAATCATAAATTGGAAATGGAATTGACAGATGACCAAGCAGCCGCTGCTGTAAGTAGTTTGCAATGGCGTGTTGAAGATGCAGACGGTGCTGCAGCAACAGGTACTCCTCCTACATTAGACCCTAATGGATTATCTATTGCTCCTGAAGTAAGAGACGGAAAGAATTACATTCATGTTACAGTAAACGATAAAAATGCAACAGCAGGAACAGCTTTTTATATAGCTGCATATTCCGGTGACCCAGCAGACAAAGTAAAAGTATGTAGATTTAAAGTAAATCCAATAACAAAAGCTACTAGCGGTACACTTTCTGCTACACCAGCGGGATTTACAGTTGGTGCAACAACTCCTATAGAGCTTAAAGTACCAGACCAAGTAGTTGCAGATGGCTTTGAGAATGTAACATGGTACGTTGCAAACTATACATCAGGCGCTACACCAGAGTATACCCCTATAGACGAAAACGATTCTAACTTAGAATTGTATACAGCTGAAAAAAGTACTACTGGCGTTCAATCCAGTACAACATCTATAACAACTCCAACAAACAAACCAATTTATGCATATTTAAAAGATGAAAATAAATTAGGTTCAGTTTATGTAATGGCAAAAGTAGATGACGTACAGGTTTGCGCAGGAGAGCTTAAAGTATTGCCAGAAGAAGAGATAACAAAGACATTAGGCTTGTACGTTGGCGAAATATATAAATATGAAGTAGACCTTACAAATATAGCTAAACCTGGAGATAAAATAGAGTGGAAAGTTGCCGACAATACATGGACAGCAAAAACTGGTGCTAGTGATAAATTAGCTGCATTTACAGTAAATGGTAAAGATTTAATAACATCTAGCCCATATTCAATAACAGTACCTACTAGTAAAAAGGTAACTCTTAATATCAAAGCAACCGCAGCTTCAGCAACAAATACACCAGATTATATAATAGGTGTTGTAAATGGCGTTACAGTATGCAAGATAACAGCAACAGGAGTTGCTAAACCAACAGCATTGCCAACCATTAAAGAAGGTGCGACTACACTAGCAAATACTGCTAATAACGAAACTAGCTCAATTATTGTAACTAGCCCTGCAACCGGCGTACCAGAACTTACTTTTGCAAGCACTGGAGCACCAAGCGGAGCAACAAAGACAATAGATATAGATTTAGGTACAGCTGCAGCAGATATAACTGACTTTGTACAAAATGATATGACATGGACATATTATAAGAGGACAAAAGACGGTTATAGCACAACTGTAAAAGATAACTCAATAGTAGACTCAATAACAGATAACGGCATAGTAGGCGGAAAGATGACTGCACAAGTCAAAATAAAACCAAACGCAGCCGGAATAGTAAAAGTAGTTGGTACTTCTTCTAGAGCAACTTCTTCATTGCCATTGGTAGAATTTGAAGTTGTAGTTAAACCAGATAACGTACAGTCAGTTACAAAAGATTTAGTAATTGGTGGAACTGCTGCTAAGCATACTTTTGAAGTACAACTTGATGATTTTGCTAAAAGAATATCAAGTGGAAAGAATTTAGCATATAAAGTAGATACTACTACCGCAGCCGGAGTTACAGTAACAGGCTCAAAGACAGGACCAACAGACGGTAAACTTACTTTAACTTTAAATGATAATCATTTTAATACTAGTGATTATACTGTAGATGTATATATAGACCCATCAGACATTGCAGACCCATCTAAAGACGGTGTTAAGATATATACAGTTACTATTCACCCTATTAAAACTGGCACTGGCGGTGACTTAGTAGAAGCAGATGCGGATAATCCTACAGAAAAATCAATATCATTCTCATCATTGACACCTATAGAGTTAGATTTGCCAACTGCACTTCCAAGCAGCGATTTAGGTAATATAGAGTGGACAGTTACAAACGATGATTATGAGACATTGGTAGCAAATTCAAAAGCTATTGTAAAACTTGATACAGCTGGTTTTACAGTTGGCGCTACTGCTATACCAACAACAGCTGTAACTAAATTGACAACAACAATAGACCCTATAACTAAGAAATCTGCAAATAAAGTATATTTGTACTCAACAAAAGTTGACCATGGTACAGCATACGTTGCAGCTAAAGTATCAGATACAATAGTTGCTAAATATAAAATAACTGTTGGAGAGAACGTACAGAATTCTTATAGAGAAGAAAATATGTTCGTTGGCGCTGAGAAGACAATAACAATTCCTCTTACAACAAAGGGAATTAATGGCAAAGTAGTATTTGACCAAATAAGCGATGGCACTGCAAAGAACTTTACATTTAACAATGAAGCCGCAGGAGCCCCTGCAACCGTAGATATTACTGGTACTAGTCCAAATTTCTCTGCCGTAGTAAAAGTAAAAGCTCCAGCAGCCGATGCTAAATCAAATATAATTACAGCTTCAATAGACGGCTCAGAGATATATAGAATAAAATTGACAACTGTTGCAGCACCAACAGCAGCGAATGTAAAAGTCAAAGTAAACGGCGATGAAAACGCTATTACTGCTGGCACTCCTGCTTCTTTAGGAATCAAAACAGATTCTCAAAATATTCAGGAAGTAGAAGTAAGCGGATTAGGAAACGTTAATTCAAATGTAGAATGGTCTGTTTACGATACAAAACTTGATGCTAGCAATAATATAGTTGCAACAGAGGCATTAAGCTCATCAGGAATAGCAAAAGTATCAAATGTCAGCACTAGTGGCTGGGGTGAAACAGCAACCTCTGGTATATCAGGCGGCGTATCAAAGTTTTATATTCAGAAGCAAAATAAAGTAGGTCAAGTAATGATAGTAGGAAAAGCAGACGGTTTAGAAGTATACAGATTTGTATTGAAAGTAAACCCATCTGACAGCCTTTTATCTCCAATTTCAAAAGATATATTCAAAACTGCTTCAAAGACTTATCTTTTTGAAACACTAATAGATACAAGCGCATCTACTAGCTTATCTACAATTGCTGGAAAAGAGATAGATTGGAAAGTAGAAAAGACAGACGGTACTACAATAGCAGATACAGTGCTTAAAGTTGATACAGCTAACAGCACTACTATTCTTAGCACACCTTCAAATAGGCAGCCTATCAATGCTTCAATTGTAGTAGGCAGTGCTGATTTAACAGAAGATGCTTATACAATTTATGCTGTAGTAAAAGATACAGATGTAAAATTGGTACAGTTTGATGTTACAACTCATGATGCACCAACTTTGACAAATGCTGTTAACACTAATGTAACAACTTTGACTGCAAGTACACAAACTGCAACCATATCAACAGATTCATTAGGAGGAAATGGATTCCCAACAGCACAGTGGCAGTTGTATTCTGACGATAACTTTACCATTGAAATTTCAGATGCAAGTACATCACCTGTAAAAATAGGTAATGGTACAGCTTCAAGCTTTGGAGATAGTACATCTTGTGAAAGTACAATAAACGCTACAACAAATAAACATTCAATAACAGCTGCTTTTGCTTCAAATAAGGCAATAGGAACAATATTTGTTCAGGCAACAGTAGGCGGCGTACCTGTATATAAAGGAAAGATAATATCAAATCCAGCTTCAGCAGCTCCTGTTACAGACGTAAAAATTTATAACGGCAATACAAAAGTGATAACTACTCCAGACTTGCCAGAATCTACAGAATCCATCAAATGGTATGTTTATGAGGCAGGAAAAGCTACTGACGATACTGCTAGTCCTCTTGCCGCTGCAGGTTGCAAGTATAAATTAAACGGCGAAGAAGTTTCTACAAATGGTGTAGTAGGAAATACAGAGGACAAAACCCTTGGTGATGGCAGTAAAGTTAAGATTTCTAAACTTACACTTAACGTCCCAGCAGCAGATGTTACTGCAGATACAGCCTTTGACCTTGTTGCTAAATCACAAGATGGCAATACAACAATTTGTGTAATTTCCGTTTCATCAATTCAACCTGAACAGACAAAGATTATAAGTTATGACGGTTCAGATGGCGCTGAGTTTACAGACGCAAATGAAAGTGATGACCCTACAAATGCTAAACCAGACGTTGTTCTTACAACAACAGGTGTATCACCAGCTTCAACAGGAGTAAAAGTAACTGGTCTTAAATCACAGGGTAGAGCTACAGAAGATGAAATAAAATGGACAGTAAAATCTAAAAACTTAGATGGCACATATGGCGACGACAAAGGTATTGTTAGTATAGTTGATAATACCGGCGCAGTTCTTTCATCTTCACCAGTAACTTCAGACAACTGTGTAATATACTTGAAACCTACAATAAATAGTACAGCTGGTTCAGAAGCTGCATTAGGTACAGCACATGTAATTGGTAAAGTAGGAGACGTAGTAGTTTCAGAATTTGACGTAATAGTAAAACCTGATTCTAGCAATGTTGGTTCATCAGATGTTGATGCTTATGCTAACTTCTCAAACTTTGCATTTCCAGCTGAAAATATAAATAAAAATCTTATTAATGCAGGAACAGGCAGTGCTCAATTGTTGTTCGGCGGCGAAAATGTACAATGGGTTTCTGACAGTGATAAAGTAATAGTAGATGAAAAAGGCTCTACAAGTAAATTACAAGTTACTAGTGGTACTCCTAATGAAGCAAAGCTTACATTAAAGATAGCTAGTATAGCTAGTGATTTTACAGGCACAGCAACCGTTTCAGCATACTTAGGCAATCCTTCAGAAGGAATAAAGATACATGAATTTAAGATTACTATAAAATCACCTAATTTAACTGAAAATGAAATTACAGCTGACAAAGCTGTAGACCCTGAAGATACAACAAATGATGGTTTTGGCGCAACTCAAATAGTAAAAACTTTTGAAGCAGATGTTATAAACACTAGTCCGGTAACATGGACTGTTACAGACGAAAGCGGCAATGCATTAACAAAATTAGGAAAAGTAGGCGTAAATACTGGTAGTGATGCTTCACCAACACCTGGTCTTACAACTAATTATACTCCTACACCTGGTGCAGATGGCAGCATAAAAGCAAAAGTATCAGTAGTATTTACAGGATATGACGATGCTTATATTACAGGTACTGTAGCTCAAACAGACGGCACAGCAGTTCCTATAGCAAAAATACATGCATATTCTTATAAAACAAACCTCGTTCCAACAGAGGAAACAAAACTTGCCGGAACAAGCGACCTTGCAATTGAAGTTAGTAAAACCGCTTCAAATGTTCCATTAACCGCAGTTGATGATATTGATTGGGAAGTAGGAACATACGAAGTAGACAAATCAGGTGGTTATAAAGATACCAAGAACGAAAGTATTCTTAATATTGTTAAAGACGGTACAAATGACCCTGCTATTAATAATGGCGTACTTACAGCTAAAGTACAAGTAAATACCCCTTGCCCTAATGCTTATGTAAAAGCAATAGACGCAAACGGCAAAGAAGCAGCTAGATGGCATATAACTATCAAAGCAAAACCAGGCGTAGCTTCTGAAACAATAGATACATTGGTAGGAAAGCAAGATAAAATAGAAATAAGCGGCTTAGATGACTTCAAAGAGGTTAAATGGTATATTAGTCAAACAGACGGCAATACAGCAGCTCCTCAAGACTCATTTACATTCTACACAAGCAACGATTACAAAACTAATCCTTATGCAATACCAGCTTCAGCTAATGTAGCAACTGCTGTATCTACAACTAAGATAAACAATGGCTCATCTGCTCTTTATTTCAAAGCAGCTAAATCAGCTATTTTAAACAACACTGCAACAGCATATACTGTAACAGCTAAAGTAGATGGTCAAGAAGTAGGAAGTTATACAATAAACGTAGGATTTGAGGAAATCTCAGAAGGTGACGTACAGCGCGTAATATTGCCAATAGGCGTAAAACAAAAAATTGATTTTGATGTTTCTAAAGTAGACGGTCTTGTTTCTACTGATAACATTTACTGGATATCAGGAAAAGTAAAAGACGGCGTTGACGAAGATACACCAGACGTTGCTGAAATATATAAAGATAATGCAACTGGTACAACAAATTCATTTGCTAGTAATTCATCAACAGCAAGTTATGCAATAGGTACCATACCTGCGGCAGACAAAGATGGAAAGATAACTGTTTCAGCTTATGCAGCAATTAAAGCTCCAGCTGTAAACGCTACAGTACCTGAATGTATTTACTTAAAAGGTATATTAAACGGCAAAGTTGTATGTAAAGTATACATGACACCAAGCGCACAAACTGATGGTAGTACACAAGTAACAATATTGGATAAGATGTATACTGGCATTGAAGAAACAATAAGTGTAACAACAGCTGGAAACAAAGTAGAAATAGGTGAACTTTCAGAAGCACCTAAATTTGATAGCACTATTACTAGCAATTCATCAACAGCTGATAAGCTTGCTACTATAGGAATAGAAAGCGCACCAACTAATAAATTGATAAACTTTATTGGTACATCTAATAACCCACTTTCACAGTTGTCATCTTACACAACAACAGATACAAAAGCAACAATCAAAGGTGTAGGAACAGGTTGGGCATATATTAAAGAAATCGATAAAACTAGTAACAAAGTTTTAAAGATATACTATGTACATCTTACAGAAGCACCTCTTACAAAAATAGATTTTGATAGTAGTAGATTTACAAACAAGAAAAACAGCCTTAAAGAGATAACAGATAGTACTGCTATCGGTGCATTAAACCTTGCTAAGACACCTAATAAGGTTTACGAACTCAACTTGTATGAAGGCGACAGTGCAGTAGATGACAAATATCTTGTTAACAATGAATTAAGTCAATTTGTAGTACAGCCAAAAGTTTATAGTGACAATAAGATTGTAAACGCAGTTGGTGAAGCTTCACTTAGTTTTGACGCTTCCGGCGTAACTACAGATAATTTAGCAACACTTGAAATTAATTCAAAAGGCGAAAACTACCTCAAGATAGATACAGCTGATTCTTCAAAGACCGGAGTTTTGTATATAGAGACTGCAAGCAAAAAAGCTATAGAACAAGAAACAGTTAGCGGAAACACTGCTGCCGCTCCTTTACAAAGAATAGCCGTAGTAGTTAAGACACATAAAGTACCAGTTTTAGGTACAGTAAACGCTGATGAAAACGGTTCAACTGAAAACACTTGGGCTTCAAATTCAACTGCTTTAGATGGTTCAAATACAAACATCAGCACTCAAAAAGCGTTGACAACTACAACAAAGACAATTAGTGCCGGCGATATATTGAAGGTTGTGTTTGACGGTGCAAAATTGAGCGTAGCAAAAGTTAAAGCAGACCTTACATTAAACGAGGGTGGCAGCATAGCAGAACCTGATTATGATAACGATTTCACTGGTACATTGCCAGCAGGAAAATGGGTAGTATGTGCAAATAAATTCTCAGCAAACGGCACATTAAACGGCAAAGTTTCTTCAGCAGCTAAATTGTCAACAGACGATGGAGCAACTTTCAAAGCTTCTACATTGCCAGGACAACAAACAATTTACTTAGGAAACACAAAAGCAAAATCAAATGACAGTAACTTAATTTACTTGAGATACGTAAATGAATTTGATAGTAATATAGTTTATCTTCAGATACCAGTTTCAATAGTTCCAGCGACAACACAAACTGAAGACTTTACAGTTAACGCAAAAGGAATGACAAAAACTACAGATAATAAGAACCTTATAACCATAAACATGGGTGAAAAAGCTTCTATATCAGCTAAATTTACAGGCGCAAGCACAAATAAAGTTGTAGACTATGTAGTAAATAATACTGCTGCTACAGAATCAATTGATGGTAATACTAATGCAAGTGTCGTTGCAGGCGACAGCTATATACAGGTTAACAGCAAAGGAGTTATTACACCTCTTAAAGCAACTGCTGCTAATGAGTATGTAAAACTTAATGTACAGTCTGCTGATAATGCTAGTGCAAGTCAAGTAGTATACATTAAGATTAACGATAAAGTAAATAACCTTGTTTTAAGCCAGACATCTGTATCACTTGCCCCTGATATAACACAGAACGTAGTTCTTAGAGCAAATCCATCATATGAAGGCTCATCTATTAAAGTTAAGGTTGAAACTAGCGCTGCAGCAACTCCAACAGTGGCTTCCGCAGTAAAGGTTTATGAAGACGCTGATTGTACTGATGAAATAGCAAATGGAGACGTTATAGACCTTGAAGACGGCATGAAAGACTTGTACTTCAAACTTGATGGTGCTGTAACAAAGATAGATAAAACAAATAACTTTGTAAAATTTACTTATGGTCAAGAAGAAACAGATGCTAGCAGTAACACAGTATTTGTCCCAGTTGATAAAGTTAAACCAGTTACATTAACAGCTAAGAAAGTTAATATAGCAAATAACGTAAGCTCAGCATTAGAAAAAGCAGAGTTTGATATACCAATGGGCGTACCATTTAACCTTAAAACTAAATTAAGCCCTGCTACAGCTTCAAATGTTATTATTTGGGACGCTAGCAAAACAAAATGGTCTTCAACTATTGGCGACGATGCCCCTAATGGAGGTTTAACTCAGGTTGACGGCAATGCTGCTTGGGGAACAGAATGCTTAGTATCAAACAGCTGGTTTACACCTCTTAAATCAGGTACATTCAAACTTGTTGGTAAAACACAAGGCGAAAATGCTGAAGGTAAAGCTATAGATATTGAATATATAATCAATGTATATAAACCAGTTAAGTCATTGAAGATAACAGGTGAAGAATATGTGGTGAAATCAGATGGAAAATTTGATACTACTTTAGTAAGTGCTACTCCTAAACCTGCTTATAAGATATATAACGGTTATCTCAAAGACGGCAACTTAGATTCAAATGTAACCGGTACTACACTTATACCTGGTGGTAAGAAAATTAAACTTACAATTGCAGACCCAGGCAGTGGTTCTTTAGATGAAAAGATAACTTGGACTTCAAGCGACCCTCTAGGATTGTATTTAAGCCAAACTGACGATACTGGTACTACTGTAGACATTGTAACTAACGTAGAAGGCACATACACTGTAACTGGTACAACACAATATTCTAAACAGAAGTTTACATTTAAAGTTATGGTAGGTAAGAACCTTGTTATTGAAGATAACGACCAAAATATAAATGATGACCTCAATGATGTTGTAGAAAATACTGCTGCTGTTACATTTAAGTTAAAGAGTGGAAATACTTTAGATGAAGGTCTTGACAAAACAACAAATATAATTAAGAAAAACGGCTCAGACCAAATCGTATTAGAATCATCAAATGTAGCCTTTGAAAAAATATCCTTTACTTCTAGCAATTCTAAGTATTTAAGCGTAAGCGCAAACGGTACTATAAAAGCTAAAGGCAAAACACCTGAAAATGAAGTTGCTACAGTCACTGTTAATATGACAGGTACAACCTCAAAAGAAGGCGGAAAAGATGTTAAAGTTAACGTTGTAAAACAGTTTAACTTTATAGTAGAAGACCCTGCTGTAGAAGTTACAAACCTTGCAGACTACGTTAAAACTACTAACGGATATTTGCAGCGCGGTAAAAACTATAGCTTCTCAGCTAAGATTTCAGGCTTGGCAGCTTCACAAGTAAAAACTGTATGGAAATTTGTTAAATTCGGTACAACTGCAGACGCTAATACTATAACTAGTACAACTGTAGATGCAGACGCTCTTGCAAAATTTAAAGAAGCAAAAGAATATGGTACAGCTACAGTAAAGGCAAATTCACTTAAACTTACTTTTGGCGATACTACTAAAGCACCTGCAGGAGATTATTACGTATACCCAGTAGTTTATGATTTAAACGATAGTCTCATTTACGACCCATCTAAACCAGATGGTACTAATTTAGAAACTAATTTAACTAAATATGCACAAAAAATAAAACTTGTAGGAAATGTAATTAATACTGTTAGCTTGTCACAGACTGCTATAAATGCCGTTTCAAGCACTACAGGCACAGACTTCTTAGTTTACGCAAAAGCATTTGCTGCAGATGGTCAACCAGTTACAGATACTAATATTACTTGGAGCTCATCAAATAGATATATTGCTTCTGTAGCACCAGGCGCAGCAGTAGCAGCAGGCAGCGGTGAAGCAGCAACAAATCCATATTTAAGTGCTATTAAAGTTACAACAGGAAAATCAACCGGCACAGCTACAATTACAGGTTTGATTGATAGTACCGGAAAGAAAATAAGTATTAAAGTAAATGTTAAAGACGCTACAGAAACACCTGCAGTAGCTACAAATATTAAGATTAACGGCAATAAAGCTTTGACACTTAAACTTGATCCAAACTCAAATCTTGCTGTTAAACAAGTGGCAACAACTTACTTTGACACAAACGGCAAAGCAGTTACACCAACTACCCCAGTAGGAGAAGAGGTATGGACTGTAACACCTTTGAACGCAGAAGGCGAAGAAGTAACAGCAAATAAATATACAGTTACCGTTACAAATAACTTTACTGATAATAAAGCTACTATAGCCTACTCAAATTCTCTTAGTGAGTCAACTGCACCTTTGGCTATAGACGCGGCTGGAAATATTATTGGAAAAGCAAGCGGTCAGTATAAGTTGACAAAGACAGTTAAGTTTAAAGATGCGGCAGCTGCAATTGAAATGCCAACATTGGCAGACAATACCCCTACTTTTGTTAAAGTAACAATTAAATAGTAATAACATAGTAATTATCTTTACAAGGCGCTTGCTTGTGTAAAGCAGGCGCTTTTTTAACAATTTTGTTTACTAAAAATAAGTCAGTCAGTAAATTATTAAGCCAAATAAAAAAAGCTGTTATGTTTTGTAACAGCTTTTTTTTGTTGCCCTATACCCTTGTAATACCTTGTATTTTAATCCTGTGTTCTTTGCTTCTTTCTATCAAAGAAAGAAGTGGGGCGTTGGGGTGAAACCCCAAGGTCTTAATTAACTAATCCTTTAGAACGCCTAATATTTTAACCTTTGCGTTCTTTGCTTCTTTCTATCAAAGAAAGAAGTGGGGTGTTGGGGCAAAGCCCCAAGGTCTTAAGGTCTTAAACCCTTATTGCTTAACTGTCATAGTCTCTTGCCCGCTTTCAACTTCCCCGCTTGTCTCTTGCTCACTTGCTTCTTGTCCGCTTGCTTCTTCCCCGCTTGTCTCCTGCTCAGTTGCTTCTTGCCCGCTTTCAACTTCCCCTAATTCATTTGTTGATGCCTCAAGCATTTCCTGTTCATGTTTTTTGGTTTGTACTGCTTTTTCGATTAGTTCTGAGACTTCATCATTTTCTTTAAAACTGCTTTCTACTTTTGTAAATTTGTAAAAATATATTAACGCTGATGTGGTAGCTATAAGAATAGAACATACTATTATAAGTCCTGTTCTCATAGAGTCTATTATCTTTTGATTTTTTTTGATAATCCTTGCTAACCGCCTGTTGTGTTCTTTTAATTTTCTGTTTTTGTTCTCTGCTCTTTCTAATTGCTCTTTTAGTGACAATTCACTGTTTAGTATAACAGTGTTGTTTTCTTCTTCATTATCACTATTTTCTTTGTATAGTACAAGTACATTTTTTGCCTTGTCTACATCGAATAACTTCATGCTGTCAATGTTGCAGTATTTGCAGTTGCTTATGTAGTGTCTCCTAAATTTTTTTATATCAGAAACATCACAGAAAATGAACTTTATAGCATCTGTCCTTTCGCTTGGCTTGTCCGCCATAGTAATAAAGCTGATGTCTTTTCTTTCATCAAAATTTGCATTTTCAATAATTTCCGCCATTATTTCAAGCGCTGTCTCTGTATTCATGTCTTTTTTGTAAAAAATCATCTTTGAGTCTGATTTTAACTCGTTGATAATATCTTCACTTAATATATTGCTTTTTTCCGTCCTAGAAATATCGACCTGTTTATTTAAAATGTCATATTCTTCATGGTATTCATTTTCAAACTGAGTGTTTTTAATAGCATCTTCCATATGCTCTATAAAAATATCTTCTTCATCTTTTTCTATAAAATACCCGTGCATAAAGTAAGTAGGTCTGTTTTCTCCCTTTTCTGTTTTTGATTTAACTATGCTGTTGCAAAAAAATATTGTACCTTTTTTTGTGACAATAAGCCCTATCTCCCTTTTGTTCTCTGCATTTAGCAGAGAATAGGGGACGGCGCATTCTTCCATCTTTTTTAGTATGTCCTCATCAATATCAGGGCTGCATGCTAATATTCTGTAACCGTTTTCTTCAAAGACATTGCCGTAATAAAATTGCTTCATAAATTACACCTCTTCCAGCAAAAGTATATATTTTAGCTTATATTTTGCCTTTTTTTATATCTTTACTCATATGCTTTGCTGTTTACTTCTCCCTCGTTTGTACTTGTCTCTATTATGTCATTTTTATAAATGCGCTCTTTTATTCGTATGCATTGCTGCTTTCTTCTTCCTCGTCTGTATTTGCTTCTATTATGTCGTTTTTCCAGTTCCCCTCGTATACTTTTCCGCTTGGATAAATAATTTTTCCTTTTCCTTCTCTACTTCCTTTGTTCCACTGCCCCTCGTATATATCACCGTTTGCATATATCATCTTTCCTTCTCCGCTCATGCTGTTTTCTTTAAAACTTCCCTCAAATACATCTCCGTTTGCAAAATTAACTTTCCCTTTACCCTCTCTTTTTCCGTCTTTCCACTGCCCGTCATATATATCACCGTTTGCATACTTTAGCTTTCCTTGCCCGTTTCTGTTTCCATTTAGCCATTGACCATCGTATGTGTCTCCATTTGTATATACCATCTTTCCTTTACCGCTCATTTTGTCATTTTCAAAACTTCCCTCGTATATATCACCATTGGCATATACCATCTTTCCTTTTCCGCTTTTAATTCCGTCTAACCATTCCCCCTCGTATGTGTCTCCGCTGGCATATACCATCTTTCCTTTTCCGCTCATTTTGTTGCTTTTAAAACTACCCTCATATGTATCCCCACTTGCATATATTATCTTTCCTTCTCCACTGATTTTGTCACTTTCAAAACTGCCCTCGTATATATCACCGTTCGCATAATTAATAATTCCTTTACCGCTTTTAACTCCGTCTAACCATTCCCCCTCGTATGTGTCTCCATTGGCATATACTATCTTTCCTTCTCCGTTCATCTTGTCACTTTCAAAACTACCCTCGTATATGTCTCCGTTCGCGTAATTAATAATTCCTTTACCGCTTCTAACTCCGTCTAACCACTCCCCCTCGTATGTATCCCCACTTGCATATACCATCTTTCCATTTCCGCTGATTTTGTCACTTTCAAAACTGCCCTCGTATATATCACCGTTCGCGTAATTAATAATTCCTTTACCGCTTCTAATTCCGTCTAACCATTCTCCCTCGTACGTATCCCCATTGGTATATACCATCTTTCCATGCCCATTTATTAAATTGTTTTTTAAATTTCCCTCATATTTGTCCCCGTTAGTAAAATATATTCTTCCATTTCCGTTTATAGTACCATTTTTAAAATTGCCCTCATATGTGTTCCCACCACTGTATGTCATCTTGCCATCGCCGTCTATTCTGTCGTTTTTCCATTGCCCCTCATAAATGTCACCGCTTGAGTAATACATTTTTCCGTAACCATTCATCTGAAAATTTTTCCACTCACCCTCGTAAATATCTCCGTTTTCAAATACTTCCTTTTGATATCCGTCAATTTTGCTTACATTTTTTATCGTAGTGTAAAAAGCTCCGTTCCGGCTCGTTACTTGTCCAAATTCAAGCATAACGCTGATTATTAATATACATATCGTTCCTATTACAGCAAACCTAATTCTTGGCTCTTTGCATGTTGTAATTTCCCCATCTTTGTTTTTGATGAAAATATTTCCGCTTCCCTTTTTGAAAAGCATTACTAATAGTGCTATGTTTACAATAGGTATAAATATCAATAAAATGTTGTAACCGCTTTTCCCTGCATCGTGCAGTCTTCTTATAGTCATAGAAATAAAAGGTATAAGCAATATGAGAAGTATAATAGCAGTTGTTGCTACAAACATAAATGAAAACTTGTAATAGTCGGTAAGAGTTTCTGAATTTGAGTCAAATATTAAGTATAGCGCAATCCATATTAAATGATTTATAAGGTTTACTAGCGCACAGTTAAATATAAATGTAAAATATTCAAATCTACTTGTCTTCCCTTTAAAGTCAAACATGTTTTTAAATGCCGAATTTTCCTTTAAATAGTTTCTCCTCAT